TTTAGACCGTCAATCTGACGGCAACATGATTCAATTTAATCAGGCTAATTCTACAGACGGCACTGTAGGAACAATCAGCGTTAGTAACAATGCAACTGTCTATGCAACATCCTCGGATGCTCGTCTTAAAGCCAATATTTGTGACTCTAAAAAAGACCCTGGGAAAATAATAGATCAAATTAAAATACGTGAGTTTGATTGGAAACAAGGATCGCATCAAGATTTTGGATGTGTTGCACAAGAGCTATTGCCTTTAGTTCCTGATGCGGTCTCTGGCGATGCAAATTCAGATGATTATTTAGGAATCGACTATTCTCGTCTCGTTCCTATATTAGTTAAAGAAATACAAAACCTTAGGAAAGAAATTAAATCACTTAAAGAAAAGGAGTAACACATGGCAGTAACGTGGAAAATAGTAGAGCTTGAGCGATCAAGTTCAACCAATAAAAGCGCAGGAACAACAAAGGACATGGTTATAACGGCACATTGGAGGGCTGAAGACAGCGAGACTGTAGGTTCTGGCGAGTCTGAAGTAATCCACTATGGAAGCTCGTATGGAACCTCTTCGTGGCAAGGCGATGCAACAAAAGAAGATTATATTAAATTTTCTGATCTCACTGAAGAGGACGTAATTGGATGGGTGAAAGCATCTGAGTCTATATCTGCTGATGATATCGAGGCAAGCATAGCGGCTCAAATAGCTGACAGCAAAGCACCCGCAATCGCTACAGGAGTGCCGTGGTAGTGAAAAAAAAAGTTTTATTTTTATTTTTTTTGACACCTTTTGGATGTGCATCAATAAATGAGCCTAAGTTTGAAGGTAAAGCACTTTTTGATACTAACGAGCTGCATTGTCCGAGAGGGCAAATTAAGTATTGCGAAGGGCGATTTAGAACCATGATGGATTGCACATGCGTTACGCCACCACCACACGGATTATTTTAAGGATGAAAATAATAAATGAAAAAACCAACAGGCTTATATGCCAATATTCACAGAAAGAGAGCTAGGATCGCAAGACAAAAAGCAGCGGGCGGGAAGGTAGAGCGTATGCGTAAACCAGGCAGTAAAGGCGCTCCGACAAACGCAAATTTTAAACGAGCAGCAAAAACAGCTAAAAAAAGGAGATAGCTATGCCAAAAGGTAAAGGTACTTACGGAAGTAAGGTAGGACGGCCAAAAAAGAAAAAAGGGAGTAAAAAAACAAAATGAGTAATTCTTCAAGTATTTCTATTCCCACATGGGCTTTACCCTTAATTGTTTCTCTGTTTGTAGGTGCAATTTCTTATGGCGCTGCTCAAGCTAATGCACAGGCAACCGCAAAAGAAGTTGAGCGTGTTGAGAAAATTGTAGAAAAGGTACAAGAAAGCACAACGGACAATTCTAAAAAAACTGCTTTGAATGAGCAAATGATACAGCAGATAGCAGATGGGTTATCGCAACAAGTGGAAATATCAAAAGCTACTGACGCTAAATTATCGCGCTTGATAGATATTATGATTGAAAACAGACAATGAATTTAAAAATATTGATTGCGTTGATTGTTGTTATTAACGGTAAAGAAGATCCTGAAAAAACAACATATTGGAAAAACAAGCAAGACTGCATGTGGGTCGCGCAAGAAATATCAAGGAATGAAAAACTGTTTAAAGGTGTTGAGTTTGCGTTTTGCAGACCAGAATGGGTTGATAAGGACGTTGAGCATATGACACTTAAAATTTTGCCGTTACCTATATTAGATGAAGAAGAAGCTAATTAGTTGGATATAAAAACAACTAATGATAGAATATACAACTAACCCTATTATTTTAAACCAAATCGGTTTATCGGGTGAGTATCTTGCTGCGTCTGTGCTACAACGTCATTTCAAAACGATAGCATTCGCAAATCATAATTCTTCATATGACCTAATTTTAGAACAGCTTAACGGTGGGTTTTTAAAATGCCAGGTTAAAACGACCTCAACCGCAGATAAAAACAAAGATTACAGATTTTTTAGATGGAATTTAGATAAGTCAAGACACAAAAAATATGCTTTTCAAGATTTTCATTTTGTTGCTTTTGTTGTACTACCTTTAAGGCTTTGCTGTTTTAAATTAAATGACGAAATAAAAGGGCAAACACACAGAATTTCCGTTAGCGACTTTAATGCAGATTTAGAAAAAAAATCAATACAAAACATATTAGGTGTTTTTAATGAGTAAGTATAAATATTTTGCGGTCGCTGATTTTGATTGCCAAGAAACGGGTGAAAACAAAATTGAAGACGAATTTGTTCGTAAACTTGATAGTTTGAGAGATGTGTGCGGTTGGCCTTTTATTGTAACAAGTGGGTTTAGAGACGCATCACACTCAGTAGAAATTATTAAACCTAACGGTGGTGGTTATCACACAAAAGGTATAGCAAGTGACATTAAAGTTCTAGGTGGAAAAATGCGATACGAAATTGTAAGTAATGCAATAAAACACGGTTTTACGGGTATAGGTATTGCAAAAACATTTGTTCATTTAGACATCCGAGAAGACACACCGATGATATGGACATATTGAGGCGTAAAATGAATGCGGAGACAAAAACAGCATTGGATTATGTGATGGTAAGTACGGGTGTTGCAAGTTTAGTATCTTGGCTACCGCCTATTGCGTCTTTGCTGACTATTATTTGGTTAAGTTTAAGAATTTATGAAAGCGACACAGTGCAAAAGCTACTAGGGAAAAACAAAGCGTGAGCATTTTAAGTCAAATACTTGGTAGTGGTGATGTTATACAAAAAGGTATGGCTTTAATTGATTCTATGCATGTAAGTGAAACTGAAGAAATTGCAGCCAAAGTACAGGCTAAACAGCAAATGCTAAACGCCTACGCTCCGTTTAAATTAGCACAAAGATATTTAGCCTTAATTTTTAGTTTTACCTTTGTAGCCTCTTATTTGTTGGTGTTGAGTCTTTATTTTGTAGGGCATGACATTACACCTGTGCAAACAATTATTTCTACGTTCAAGATTGATTGGATTATGTTGACAATAGTAGGTTTTTATTTCTCGTCAGGTTTTGCTGAAGGGATTTTAGAAAAAAGAAACAATAAATAGTTAGGTACATTTATGGGTTTAGAGACAGCGACATACATTAATGGGTTAAACATTAGCAATCCTACAAGTAACGATAACGTGGGTGACGGAGATAATCACCTTCGTTTATTAAAAACGGTTCTGCGTCAAACCTTTGCAGCTAATGATGGTAATGGTTTAACTGGTGCAATTACTGCAACGCATACGCAAATAAACACAGCAGCAACAGATGTTGGCGCAGCTACAGATGCAAACACGGCAAGCACTATAGTCAGACGCGATGCAAGCGGTAATTTTACAGTGGGAACTATTACAGGGAACGTAAACGGTAATTTAGTTGGCGACATGCAGGGTGATATTTACGCTCATAATGGTGTCAATAAAATATTAGAAAACGGTACAGACGGGTCAAACGCTTCTTTTACAGGTGATGTTACTGGCAATGTGACAGGTAATGTCACAGGGTCAGCCGCATCAATCACAACAACTTCGGTTAGCGCAGATGTGAATCACCGAATGGTGTTTGGACAAGACAAAACGGTTGCTGCAGATGGCACTGAAAACATTGCTATTGCTGCAGATGACACGTTCCATTACAACCCAAGCACAAAAACTTTAACAGCCGATAATTTTAGCGGTGCTACAACGATAGCAAACGTCACAGGTTTGCAAACAGCTTTAAACGCTGCACCGACTTTTTTAACGATCTACCCTGTAGGTTCTATTTACTTGTCTGTTGACAGTGCTTTTGATCCGGCAGCTACCTTTGGTGGGCAGTGGTCTAAGTTTTCCCAAGGTCGTATGCTAGTTGGTTTAGATGATTCGGCAACGCCAGATGCAGACTTTGATACTGTAGGTGAAGAAAATGGATTTAAAACACATACGCTTACTACTAATGAAATGCCATCGCACACACACTCATTTACACAAGAGAACACACAAGGAAGTGGAACCCCTGGTGCGAGTAATGGTACATCAAGTTTTAGCACAGTAAACACTAGCTCTACAGGTGGAGGCGCAGCGCACAACAACATGCCTCCTTATTTAGTTGTTTGTATGTGGAAGAGAACAGCTTAATGGCTTATTTACCGTTAAGAAATATAGGGGCGGGCGGTATTGTTACCGATCAAGACCCTTATGATTTAGAGCTTACGCAGTTTCCAAACGGTAATAATGTAGCTTTCCATGAAGGTAGAATTGGTAAATCTTTAGGACACACCGTAACTTCGTCTTTAGCTTTCCAACCAACACATGTACAAGGGTGGAAAGTGCCAGGTAACAACTCGGTTGTGATAGGCGCTTTAAATAAAATTTATCGATTTAACGGTTCTACTGTAACTAATGTTACAAAAACATCAGACGCAACAAATTACAGTAATTCACCACGTTGGCAAAGTGAGCAATTAGGCACAGCCGTTATGATGAATAACGGAAGTGATGTACCGCAATTTATGTTGCCATCCGGTACAAGATTTCAAGACTTGACAGCATGGCCTACAGGTGTGACTACCCAATGTCTTAAACCTTACAAATCTTTTTTAGTG